GACAGTGGTAGGAGTGTGGTGCTTTACTTTCTATCGAACGCTGCCTCGTGGCGTGGTGATGATGCGAGGCGTATCAAGAAGGAGTTAAAGGAGATGTTATGAGTAGACTAACTGATGCACGAGATGCAGTGGGTGGACTAGCTAACCCAAGCAAGGTTCCGTGCAGATCTACATCAACACCAGCGGAGAACTGTCACACTGGTTCAAAGCTGATGAAGGTGAAGGGATCTGTATGCGAGGACTGTTATGCTTGCAAGGGTAACTATGTTTTTCCTAATGTTAAGAAGGCGTTGAAGCGTAGACTTAATGCTCTGTCTCATCCTGATTGGGTGGAGAACATGGCGATAGCTATCAACAAAGCGCCGTACTTTAGGTGGCATGACTCAGGTGACATCCAAGGTGTGTGGCATTTGTCTAACATCGTGGATGTAGCGAGGCGTACACCTGAGACTAAGCACTGGTTGCCTACTCGTGAGGCTAAGTACGTGTCGCAGTACAGTGGTGAGATGCCAGACAACCTGATAGTGCGTGTGTCTGCGGCTATGGTTGACGGACCACCACCGAAGCGGTTTCATTTGACATCAACAGTGCATAGGAATAGAATCCCTACTGACTCGTTTGTATGCCCCGCACCTAAGCAGGACAACAAGTGTGGTGAGTGTCGAGCGTGTTGGGATAAAGCAGTACCGAACGTAAGTTATACACATCATTAATATTAAATGCATTTAAGGAGTAAAGATGGGGACAGCTAGTATGTATGGTAATCAGGTGATGGATGTGGAGTTAGACTGCGAGTGGATGACTCTGTACGCAACCATCGAATACCTTGTGTACGGTGACGAGGAGGACTTAGTTGAATTGGTATCAGTTAAATCGCGTGGAGTTGACATCACTAATTGGATCAACACTAGTTATATATTCGATCTTATTTCTGATGAGATAAGCAACGCAGACTACCATCATAGTGATCATGGAGATTAAGTATGACTATTATTGAATTTGATACAGCGTTACCTGAGTACGCAGCACCGGGTGAACGGCCTGTTATACAGATGTTGATTGACTTCTGCCTGCGTGATGATGGCAAGGTGTCAGTGTGGGATGGTGAGGAACTATCTGTGCATGGGTGTAGCAGTAAGGCGCACATCCTGAAGAACCTAGCACAGACTGAGATGGATCAGGTGGAAGCATACGACAAGGATGGCAACTGTCGTGGGTGGTTCTCGTTGATCTATCACAACGGATCAGAGAATGAGCCTATGATTGTGATCTCTGACTACAGTTACAACGAGTGGACAGAGAGTGTGTACCGTAGATTAGATGGAGTGTTTGGAGGTATTGAGCTATGAGTTACTACATCAAACCAGTTGAGCAGATAGTAAGTAATCGTATGGCTGTGTACCGTGTGGTGCAGAGACTGCGTGACTTCAAAGCAGAGAACGGCGTGGAGTACATGGTGTTCCCAAACAAGAAAGCCATGAAGACTGCGTTGTTTGTTGACCTGTACTGTGGTAAGAATGGTAAGCTAGTCAAGCTAAAAGACAGATCACTATTGAGGTTCTAACATGAGAGATGGTATGACACACCAACAGATCGCAGATGTTCTTGGTATATCACGCGAGCGAGTACGTCAGATAGAAGCAACTGCATTGAGAAAGCTGCGTCGTTCTGGTAAGTTAAAGGAGTTCCTGTGCCTTCTTGATATGGAGGTGCAGGAATATTATGGTGAGCGAAGTAGGAGAATTAAACAGTGTGAATAGTTGTACTTCCTTTTTGTTTTGTTATGTGGTACAATATTCTATATAGATAACTAAGTATTAATATTATTACTAATACTATTACTAATACATAGGAACTACATATGACTAACGATCAAATGATTGAAGAGCTAGTTGAGTACGAGTTTCAAAACATCACACTGGTTGAGGTGGTAAATATCTATATCAAGTTACAGCGTGAGTTTCTGAAGAGTCAGCTTACTGAGGAAGAGGTCAAGGCTAAGTACCATGAATTGTTTGGAGATGCGGAGGTAGTACACTGATGGCGTTTGTTAAACTGCACCAGCAATGCGAGGACTGTGGGTCTAGTGATGCACTGTCATACAATGAGGATGGATCTAGTTACTGCTTTGCCTGTGCTAAGTTCACCCCGTCAGAAGCCACAGGAGGCTCTGTGAGCAACATTAAGGAACGAGTAGTACCAGCGGCAGGGTTCGACAGAGCGGCCTTTACAGAGCCATACAGAGGCTATCAGGACAGGGGTATAACTGCCGATACCATGTCTGCATACTCTGCACAGCAGAAGGCAGGTAACATTCTGTTTGGATATCACACACCACAGGGTGAGTTAGTGGCGGTGAAGACTAGGTATCCAGACAAGCAGTTCAAGATTGGTGGGGACTGGAAGAAGGCTGGGTTGTACGGTCAGCATCTGTTCCCCAGTGGTGGTCAGTACATAACCGTAGTGGAGGGAGAGTTCGATGCGTTGGCTGCATATCAAATGTTTGGGGGCAAGTACCCTGTTGTGTCTATACGTAACGGTGCACAAGGGGCTGCTGCTGACTGTCGCAGAGCCTATGACTTTCTTGATCAGTACGACCACATAATCTTTTGCTTTGACAACGACGATCACGGCAGGGCTGCTGCATTGGAGTGTGCTGATATTTTTGGTGGTAAGTCTAGGATCTACCATCATGGTGAACACAAGGATGCGTGTGACTACCTGTTGAACAGTGACAAGGAAGAGTTTGTCAAGAGGTGGTGGGCGGCGAAGACGTATACACCTGATGGTATGGTGATGCTGGGTTCACTGCGTGAGTCGCTGAAGAAACCATTGGAAGAGGCAGAGGTACGCTACCCATACAAGGGACTGGATGACATGACGTTTGGTATTAGACCGACTGAGCTAGTCACCATCTGTGCTGGCTCTGGTCTTGGTAAGTCTACGTTCATGCGTGAGCTAGTGTTCTCCATCTTGTCACAGACTAACGACAGAGTAGGACTGGCGTTCCTTGAGGAGACACCTGATCGTACTGCTCGTGGTCTAGTAGGACTGCAGATCAACAAACCAATACACCTACCGGGATGTGATTACTCACCCAGTGAGGTTGACCGTGTGTTTGACAGCATGGATCTTGATGACCGTGTTGTACTGTGGGATACGTTTGGCTCCAACAAGATAGAGAACGTGTTGGCTAGGTTCCGTTACCAGATCAAGGTACTGGGTGTGCAGTACATAGTGCTGGATCACATATCAATACTGGTATCAGATCAGGACAACGGCGACGAGCGCAAAGCTATTGATGAGATTATGACTAAGCTACGTATGTTCTGTCAGGAGATGCGTGTGTCTATGTTTATTGTGTCACACCTACGCAGACCTGAAGGCAAGGGACATGAAGACGGTGCATACACCAGCCTTGGTCAGCTACGTGGTAGTGCAGCCATTGCTCAACTGAGTGACATCGTGCTAGGATTAGAACGTAATGCACAGGCAGAGGATCCTATGGTACGTAACACAACCAACGTGCGTGTGCTGAAGAACAGGTTCAGTGGCATGACAGGACCAGCTACTGCGCTGATGTACAACAAGGACACAGGGAGGCTCACTGAGGTATTCGAATGAGATGTGTTGCTTGCGATAAGATAATGACAGACTACGAGCTAACCAAGAAGTTCAGCAACAGCGGTGAGTTTGTTGATATGTGTAATGAGTGTAGTCGTTACCTTGTTGATGATGATTTGATAACAGTAGGTAACATGGACTATGCTACCCTTAGTGATCTAGAGGAGATACGAGATGTCGAAGATGGGACGTTGGATTATGACACAGGAACAGAACAAGGAGATGAGGACGAATGGCTATGAACTTTCAGAAAGACAACAGCTTGATCTCGCCTACTACGAATACTGTGTTTTTAGACATAGAGGCAGACGGCCTGAACCCTACGAAAGTACACTGCGTGGTTACAAAGAGATCGAACGAAGCTCACTTGACCCATTTATCT